GCAGAGGAAAATCTTGGAGCTATTACGGCCATTGACCGTACTACTTACGTTACCTATGCTGTTATTACGTTTACTACAGCTATTTCAGGTGACTTTGATATTTCTCAGAACGCTTTTGTTTGTGTTGAGGCTGGTACTAGCACCAACCATTATTCAGATGCTGTTGGTGTTTTGATGAGTTCGGTTAATACAGGTAGTGGAATTAATAGTAAGGGTGGTCATGGTCAGCTTTTGCTTTCCAATGCTATTATTTATACGGGAGCCCTTTTCCTAACTGACGCGGCTGCCAAAACAGCTATAGGTTATTCTAGTTATGGTAACCTATCGGTTCTAAAGTAAAGGAGGAAACCTAAATGCCTATTGGAGCGAGTGACATTCCTGAACTGAGACTTGCTACCCTTGATGCTTTGATGACAAGCTTCATGGCCGACCCTAACCTTATCCTGAAGAGTCTTTTCCCAATTAAACAGACCGTAAGTGATCTAGTTGTTTGGGAATCTCAGGTTGGTACTAGGGGGTTGGCGAAGTTTGTGGCTCCTGGTGATAAGTCTCCACGTGTGGCTCCGATTGGTAGCGCGTCCCATTCGGCGACCGTTGCCTTTCTTAAAGAGTCTATGTATTTCGATGAGAACTTTCTAAACAACCTTCGTAAAGTGGGTACTCTGGCTGATTATCAAACCTCCGCTGAGACTCTAGCCAACAATATGTCTATGTTGGAAAACAGGATGGCTCGTCGGCGTGAGTGGATGGTTGCCCAGATGCTTACTGCTGGTACCATTACTTATCTAACACAAGGTGCTCGATCAATTTCGGTAGATTATGGTATTCCTTCTGCTCATAAGGTTACTCTTGCTACTGACTACAAGTGGAGCACAGGAGCGAGCAGAGATATTCTAACCGACATTTCTAATGCCATTACGGCTATGAACAATGCTAATGGGGCTCGTATTACTCATATGTTTATGAATAGTACAACCTTGAAGCATTTGGCAAAGGATCCTACCCTTCGAACTTTGCTTCAGAAGAGCACTTATGGGGATGGTACCCTGTTCCAAGCGGATGATCCTGGTCGTCTTGCTGGTGTCAATGTCAATGTCCTCAAATCTTTCCTCAATATGCAGAACCTTGTAGTTTATGATGAGCAATATGTGGTCAAGTCTTATCTTACTGCTGCTTTTGCTGCTTCTGCTACCACGTTGTATGTTGACGAAGTTCAGGACTTTGTTGATGGAGCTACCCTTCGTGTTTGGGATGCTACTGATGAGTCCTATGAGGACGTGACTATCAGTACGGTAAATGAGGCGGCTGGTACCCTTACGACTAGTGCAGTTACGGCTGCTCATAAAGCTCGTGAGGATTATGTCACTATGACCCGTACTTTCATTCCTGATAATGTTGTTGTGTTCTTAGCGGCCAATGTTGAGGGTAGACCTGTTGCAGAAATTAAAGAAGCCCCTTATGGTCTTGCTAGGAAGTATGGGATGAATACTGACTCTTGGGAAGAGAAGGATCCTGAAGGTGTCAATATTCGTGTTCAAGACAAACTTCTCCCTGTTCTTAAACAGAGGGATGCTCTATACATTTTGACTGTAGCATAACAGGAAGGAGGACTTATCATGCCTTTGAAAGGTCAAGGTCCTTTCCCTGGCGGAGCTGAAGGTATTCGTAGTATTATTGGTAATACCCAAGCTCCTATGTCAAATTCCCATTCAGGGGAAATTACTGTTACTACTGGACAGGTTCCTATGGGAATGATTACAGTCAAAAGTGGTAACATTAAAGCGGCTTACTTGGCTGTTACCCAGCGTGGCATTGATTCTAATACTTTGTCCGTTGAGGCTGATGTTAGAATCAATGGGACCTCTATTTTCACAACTAAACCCAAAGTTGCTGGATTGACTTCAGTTGGTGGTGGGGCTAGTACAGTTGCAGCTGGTACTGGTATTACCCAGGCTGTTATTGGTACGACGGTCAATAAGGTTTACTTTGGTGATCGGATTACAAGAGTATTTACAATTGTTAGAACAGCGTCTCCTACAAATGAGATTGCGAATCCAACAGTTGTAATTGAACTCGAACCTACTATCTAATAAAGGAGTAATCGAGGATGAAACTCGAAATTTTGCAAACTTTGTATTGTGGTCCTGATAAGACCTATAGGCCAGGTCAGGTTTTTACAGATGCTGAGGAACCTATTCCTGATGATTTGATGCAGGAAGTTAAAGCTAAAAGTAAAGCTGTTAAGGTCTTGGAATGGGGGGTTTTGAAGGACAGAATTGAGAATACTGTTCCTTCATCCCCCATTCCTCAAATAAGTACCCCACCGAGTGAAGAGGGGGATCAACCTAAACCTGAGACTAAAAGAACTCCTAGGTCATAATGAGTCTTACAGCAAGAGAAGTTATAGAAAAAGTAAGGCAAGAGCTCCTAGGTCTTGAGGATAATTTTGAGCCTCAAGATTACGATAATGCGGTAGCTTCTGCTCAAGCTGAAACAGGATGGACTATTCCTGTAGCTACTGGATTTAAAGAGCTTTGTATTATAGATAGGATTAAGAGACACCTTATCTATATGCTTTTCTTTTCCAATGCTGAAAAATTCCGTGTCAAGGACTATTTGTTACAGCAAAGATTTGAGCATTATCAAACTCTTTTAAGGCTAATGGATAATACTTATGAAAGGTGGAAGACGCAGCATCCTGCTGATTTTGCTTCGGTCGATGCCTTTCGTATCTTTGGTACAAAAGTTGATGCGGGATTTTCTTATGATGAAGTAGGAAGAGACACTACTTATAGTTCCGATAATATAGTGAAACATAAGCCCGACGAGAGTGATTAGTGACAATCGGAATCGACATAAAAGAAGTCCTAGCTGAGGTTGGACTTGCGTACACGCTTATACGCAATGGGGTTGCTTTAGCTGGTGGCTACCTTGATTATGATGTAAATGCCCAAGTAACTAAACCTTTTATTCGGGAATATTTCCTTCAAGCTACTCTTTCCTATGATACCCCTGCACAAGCTGGTGACATTTTTGTTCTTGCTGCAATTAATTCTAATTATCTTTTAGTTCATAAAACCCCTTCTGCTTTTGAAAATGGGATTATAGAAAACCAAGCTGTTCTTTATAAATGCAATGTTTCTGGTGAATTGCAAAGAGCGTCTGGGGAAGTTTGGGATAATAACTATAGGATAGGAACTTCTTGGAATAATATTAAGACAACAGCTTATGGTACTTTAACTGAAAATTTGTTTGGTACTGATTTAGAAAAGGAGATTGTTGGAGAGGTTAATACGTCGAGTATGCTTCTTTATATTCCCCATATTTATGGTGCAAAGGAGATGGATAGATACCAAGCAAAGAGTGGGGAATATTATAGAATAGATACAGTAATTACTCGACAGTTTACTAATGTGGATGTATGTGAGTTATCACAAGACACAAGACAATAAGGAGTATCCTTATGAAAAAAAGAGTTTTGCTAGTTGGTGAAAATCCATATTCGATAACAGGAAATGGTAACATGATGAGAGAACTCTTGTCTACTATAGACTTGAGTTTATTTGATGTATCGTGTTTTGGGGCTGGTTTAGTAGATTATTCAATGGTGGATGTGTTTTTACCCCCACCAGTTTTTGTCATTCCTGGACAAGAAGAAAACAATATTTGGGGGCATAATCGGCTTTTAAATTTATTGGTGGTTCAAAAGTTTGATATAGTTCTTTTTGTTGGTATTGACATATGGCGATATGAGGCTATTTTTGACCAAATAAATACTCTTAGGGAAAGAAATAAATTTGTTTGGGGGCATATTTTTCCCTATGATCTCCAAATGCTTAGGAAAGATTGGTTAAATTGGATTCTACCTCTTGATTTACCCCTTGTTTATTCAGAATATGGTTATAATATTCTTAAAGACCATGTTCCTAATCTAAAATATTTTAGGCCCCCTTTAGCTAACTCTTCTTTATTTTATAGATACTCTGAAGAAGAAAGGGAGGTGGCTAGGAAGAAGTTATTTCCTGGATATGCTCAAAAAGGAACTATTTTTTCTTTTATTGGTGCAAATCAGATTCGTAAAGATCCGCAACGTCATATAAAAGCTTTTTCTTTACTTGCAGAGAATAGGGATGACGTTCATCTTTATCTTCATTGCCCAATGAATGGTCTTTACAATCTTTATGATTTTGCTAACTCTTGTGGACTATCAACAGGTCAAGTATTTGCTAAGAGTCAAGATGGGCAAATGTATTCTGCTAAAGATATGGCAGATGTTTACAATGCTTCTGATGTGGTTGTAAATTGTTCTCTTCAAGAGGGTTTATCTTTAGTTTGTGTGGAAGCTCTACTTTGTGGTACTCCTGTTATTGCATCAGAATCAACTGCCCATATAGAATTACTGCAAGACTTACCAAATGCACTAGTTCCTCTTGATGGGGGAATTACTTATATTCCTAGTGCTTCATTTAGGCAAGGTAGTTGTGCAATTGAATGTAGTGTTTCTTCTCCAGAAACTATTGCTACTCGTATGTTAGAGTTTTTTATTGAAAAGAGAGACTTGCCTATTCTTTGGAATGAAAGAGTAGAAAAAAGTCTGAAAGTAGGTCAGGAATGGTTATCAGGAGTATCTAATATAAATGAACTTTTAAGTTCAATAAAAGAAAAACCTATTGAGGTTGTTACAAAAGAAAAAGCAGTTCTTTTCGCTCAACATTCTTCTGCTGGTGACGTTCTTATGACCACTCAATGTTTTAAAGGAATAAAAGAATGTCATCCTAATTTACCTCTGTACTATATGACTTCTAAACAGTTTATGGATATTGTAGAAGGTAATCCCTATCTTGATAAAATTATTCCATGGGATGATAGTTTACTAGGTAAGTATGAGTTTGTGTATAACCCTCACGGGGAGCATATTCTTCCTGGTGGATTTAACAGTTTAGATACCAGATTACATGATATGTACCCCTACTTTTGTAAGGTTACACCTGATGATATGTTAATTGTGGAGAAGAACCCTGATGTTGAGCTTCCAGAGGATTACATTGTAATTCATACTACCGGCGGTGATGCTGTTCATAGAACCTATTCCCATATGGCTTTAGCTGTAAGAAATATTGGCCATACTGTCGTTCAGGTTGGTGGAAAGCTTGATGATCCTTGTTTTGCAAAAGATTGTATTGATCTAAGGGGAAAGCTTACTTGGAGAGAAACAGCTTGGGTTATGAAAAGGGCAAAAGCTGCTGTAGTTATTGATAGTTTCCCATCTCACTTAGCCGGGGCACTAGGTACTCCTGTTGTTGTTTTGTATGGTCCTGCTCCTGCTCGTGTTGTTGGACCTAAAGGTGAACCAAATAAGATTATAAATTTGGAGCCTAATAAATTAGATGTTTGTAAGAGTCTTACCAATTGTTGGGGTACAGACAAAACTTGCACCTCATCTTGTATTAATACTATTTCACCTTTATTGGTTAAAAAAGCTCTAAAATCTCTATTAGGAGAAGTATAATGAATATTTTAATTACAGGGGGAGCAGGATTTATAGGAAGTAATTTAAGTAGAAGGTTAGTAAAAAAGGTAAAGAATAATGTTACTCTTATTGATTCTCTTATCACAGGTAAAGCTTCTAATGTTTCCAAAGAAGTTTTGTTTAGATTGGGAACTATAGAAACAATTGAACCTAATTTATATAATGTTTATAACCAAATATATAATTTAGCTTGCCCTGCTTCGCCCGAGTGGTACAAAAAGTATCCTGAGGAAACAATCTCAGCTAGTGTAACTGGTGTTCAAAATATGCTTAATTTAACTAGAATAAATAAAGCTGTTTTCCTTCAGGCATCGACAAGTGAAGTATATGGTGATCCAGATATTACTCCTCAAAAGGAGAGTTATTTTGGTAGAGTGAATCCAATTGGGGAACGATCTAATTATGATGAAGGTAAAAGATGTGCAGAGAGTCTATGTTTTGTTCATCATAGAAAGTATGGAACTAAGATAAAAGTAGCACGAATATTCAACACTTTTGGTCCATATTTAGATATTGGTGATGGCCGTGTTGTGAGTAATTTTATTGTCCAAGCTCTTAAAGGTGATCCGATTACAATCTATGGAGATGGGACTCAAACTCGATCATTCTGTTATGTAGACGATACAGTTGATGGCCTAATAAAATTGATGAATACTCCTGATGAAATAACTGGCCCAATAAATATTGGTAATCCAAATGAGATAACAATTCTTACCTTGGCTTCAGTTATTAGGGAATTGACTAAGAGTAACTCTAAAATTGTCTTTAAACCAGCAACTGAAGATGATCCATATAGACGTTGTCCTGATATTTCACTAGCTCAAGAAGTTCTAAATTGGACTCCACAAATAGACTTGAAAACGGGGTTGTTAAAAACGATAGAATTTCTAAAAGCAAAAATAGTCAATACTAAGATGTAGCTTGATGATGAAAATGTTTACAGTCAAAAGAACTCAAATCCTCAAGGGGGAAGAATGATGCTGGTACTCATGAAATGTTTGAATGAGGAACGTGCAGTAAAAAGGGTATTATCCGATTTTCATGATGAACAATGGGTAGACAGAATTATTGTAATTGATGGAGGTTCAACTGATTATACTATTCAAGAACTCAAGCAGTTTTCAAAGGTAGAAGTTTTTATTCATCCCTGGCTTGACTGGTATCACGATTCAGAGGTTTGTCAATCAAATATTGCTTTATCGTATGTACCTGAAGGAAAAATTTTATTTATCTTAGACTTTGATGAAAAGATGAGTCCAGAGTTAAAACAATTTTTATCTGAGGTAGACAAAAGGAATGAAATTCCTGAAGATGCAGATATTGGTCATATTGCTAGGAAAACTTTTGATCTTATAAGGTATGAGGATAGCCCCCATGCAATTATTGGAGATGATGGTTGGCCTATAATAAGTCATACTATCGGGCAGTTTCCTGATTTCCAATGTAGACTGATTAAGAAGTCTTTTAGGATGAAGTGGGTTAATAGTCCTCATCATGTCCTGATTGGTTTTAACAAGAATGTAAATATTGATCCATCAACAGGAGTTCATATCCTTCACTATGAAAAGGATGATTTTAGAGATAGGGAAAGGATAGAGAAGA